CTAATCATGGTTCAATGGTTTATCGTAAACGTAAGTTTCATGGTTTTCCGCAACAAGTATTAAAAGACTATGCGGATATACTAGACGTTAATAAAAAAAATTGGAAATGGCATGACAGCCTTATTGTAAAAGATAAATTTGGCAGTTATTACTTTACCCATAATATGAACGCTGATTGTTTAAAGTCAGCACAGGCACTTAATTATGAGGGATATGTGCAATCACATTATCATTCTCGTTTTGAGTGTAAGTTTTTTAGTTCTCCCGAAGCTCTTCGGTGGGGAGCTACAATAGGATGTTTGATAGACAAAGACTCTCTGGCTTTTGCGTATTCTCGAGTAAACATTAAAAGACCTGTTCTTGGTTGCATGGTTATCATTGATGGTGTTCCACATTTAGAACCCATGATACTACGCAAGGGTAACAGGTGGGTAGGTAAACTATGAAAACAAAAGACCCATTAGTACAACGAGTATTAGATAGAATGGCAGACAGATCGGAGTCTGGTATCAAAAAGTTTGGTGTCACAATGGAAGATGCTGAACAAACTTTAGAACATTGGATAACAAACACGCAAGAAGAGTTAGCTGATAGTATTTTGTATCTCGAAAAACTTAAAGAAGAAATTAGAAAAAAAGAAACGTTATGGAATTTGAAACACTACGAGAAGAAATAAAAGAACATGAAGGATATAGGAATAAAGTTTACAAAGATACTTTGGGAAAACGTACCATTGGATATGGTCATTTGTGTAGAGATGATGAAAAATGGGAAGACGATAAACAATACGATCATCGACACTTGGAAAAAACTTTTGAATATGATTTTTCTATTGCCTATCGTGGTGCTAAGTCTTTGCACGATAATTTTGCAGAGTTGCCTAAACCTGTTCAAGAAGTATTTATAGAAGCGTGTTTTGTTATTGGTACAACAGGCTTTAGTAAATTTAAAAAGACATTAGAGCTAATTAACAATAAACAATATACCGAAGCATCCGAAGAAATTAAAAATTCAAAGTGGTATAGTCAAGTACCGCAAAGAGTAGAAATGCTTTCTAAGAAATTACAAGATGTTTAAAGTAATGTTTATCGTGTTGTTTGCAACGTTAGTCACAATACAATTAGCGAATTTATTTATTTATTACGAACAAGTAGGTGGAAACATATGTTAACTAAATTATTAGGTGGGGATATTGTAAAAAATGTTGGTGGAATAATAGACTCTTTACATACCTCACAAGAAGAAAAAGATAATGCTAAAATTAAATTAAAAGAAATTGAAGCACAAATAAATAAAGCACAATCAGATATTAACTTGGCTGATGCACAAAGCAAAGCAAGTGGTATTTCTGGAATGTTACAAAGATCATGGAGACCATTAATAGGTATGTCATGTGCGTTGGCAATATTTTGGGAATATGTATTTAAACAATTCTTATTGTTTTTTATTGCAACTTTTCAAGTTGAGACTGCTCCATTACCAGAGTTAGACATGGGTACTTTGATGCCTCTTGTTATGGCTCTTTTAGGTATGGGAGCATTACGTTCATACGATAAGACTAAAGGTCTTACTAAATAAAGGAGGTAATATGAAATTATTACAAGACTTATGGGAACACTTAAAAGAGTGGTCTGATTGGTCAATGAAAGATTGGATTAAAGCAGGAATTGTTGCGATAATCGTAATCGTAGTAATTGGAGCAATTTAATTAATGGCAGACTCAAGATTAAAAAGGGCGGGGGTAAGTGGTTTTAATAAACCTAAACGTACCCCCAACCATCCTAAGAAATCACATATTGTTGTTGCTAAAGAAGGTAGCAAAATAAAAACAATTCGCTTTGGTCAGCAAGGTAAGACAGGCGATAAAACAATGACCAAAAGAGCTAAGTCATTCAAAGCAAGACATGGTAAAAATATTGCTAAAGGTAAGATGTCTGCGGCTTACTGGTCTAACAAAGTAAAATGGTAGGGGTATATGTCACTATATAAAAATATAAATAAACGTAAAAAAGCAGGAAAAAGTAGAAGTAAAAAAAACAGTACAATAAGCCCAGAGGCTTACGCTAATATGAAAGCAGGATTTCCAAAAAAGAAAAAGAAAAAGAGTAAAAAGAAAAAGTAGTGAGGTCTATTAAAGAAGACATCATTTCTTGGTCAAAAGACTTTTTAGAAATACCTAACAAACATTTAAACAATTTCCCTGTTTGTCCTTACGCAAAAAAAACAAGGCTAGACAATCACATAAACATAATAGAACACCACGACTCTAACACATACCTTGAGGCTATTACAAAAGAAGCTAATAAATTTACAGGTAAAATTTCTATCGTTGCTTGTTCTGATTTATCTATAACTGCTGATGAACTAGCCGACTATATTCATGCACTTAATTATGTGTATGTGCCAAAGAATGTATATTTAATGGCATCACACCCAGAAGATTTTGATGAAGAAATAGATTTCTTACAAGATACAACTTGGGAAAGTCATAATGATTTTATGATGGTGTTAATACAGCCATTTGATGAACTCGAAGAGGCAAGTAAGTCACTAAAAAAAATTGGCTATTACAATAATTGGGATGATGATTATTTTAATGGGACAGTAAAACAAAGACAATACTATAAACATTTGAGGAAACATGAAGATAGTTAAAGTAACTTGGCTAGACACTAATGAGAACTCTGTGGGGTCTTGGATAGAAAAAACAGACCTAGATAACTCTAAATGTTGCTCTATTGATTCACTAGGTTGGCTATATAAAGAGACAGATGATCTTGTTGTTATCCTAGCTGATAAAGATACTTACGATGAAGATGATCTATTTGGTAGATCGCAAGTTATTCCTAAAGGAGTAATTAAAGATATTAAGTATTTAGATTGATGGTGGGTGTAACAGGATTTGAACCTGTGACCTTTTCCGTGTCGAGGAAACATTCTACCAACTGAACTATACACCCTTAACTTATTATAGACCAACCTCACAACTTTTTGTACAGCTATTGTACACAACGTTTGGTTAACTTTGGTTAACTTTGGTAAAAAATTGTAAGGTTTGGTCAACTTTTGCATCGTCTGGTCACTTATAACTACATCGACACGGCTTGTCCATACCTTTTTTTTTGTTAGTTTTTAGCCACAAAATAAATGTTGTACAGCTATTGTACATTAACACCTGCCTATTACGGCAGTAGATTGATCTTCTTGCGTGTTTCTTCTGGTACTGTTGAACCATAAACACTAATCATATCTCTAGTTTTCCAACCTCCCAAATCCATTAGCTCACTATCATTAGCATTTGCATAACTAATTAAGAAAGTTGCGTAAGTATGTCTAACAGCGTGTCTTTTTTTCATTTGATCTACATTAGCCATATCAAGCATTTCTCTCCATGAATTAGTTAAACCATCTGGTTTATTTTTTTTGTGTTGTAGGTTGTTCCAAGGAAATAATTTATCGTTTCTATTATTTATTTTTTCTAACCAAGCTCTCAATGTAGAATGTATTTCTATTACTCTTCCCTCATCTTGTTTACTTTGCCATAAAAATATTTGATTCTTTTCTAAATCTATCTCTGGTCTATTATTAAAAAAGTTTTTGCCAGACCATGATACATTTAAGGCTTCCTGTAACCTAGCTCCTGTGTACAGCATAAATACAAGAAGTAACTTAGTATAAAAAAAAGCATTACTTTCTAAACATCTTTTTATTTCTTCTAATGTAAACGTATATTTAGGTCTATTCTTACCAGATAGTGTCCAAAATCTTTTAATACGCATATACTCACACCATTTATTATCATGTGCATAGTGCATAATCTTTGATACCTGTGTGATAAAGTTACGATTAACTGTTGCGTGCTTAGACGATATATCTATTTGTTTATCTCTAGGCAGAGAAGTATATTTTAAATTCGTATATTCTTTAATGTTATTGTAACACTCAATAGCTTTTTGACCAATTAACTTGTTAGTTATTTTGTTTAAATGAAAAGAGCCAAGATATTGAACTGTACGATGTAAGTTTCTCTCATCTTGTTTTGATATAGACTCATAAGGGTCATTTAATACTTCGTTTATAGCATCTTTGTATGTTTTAATTTCATAACCGCTATTCTGTCTTTTATAATCTTCAATCCATTTTTCTTTAAAATTATCCCAAAACCTTTTTGTATATGTCTTGGAAGCAAGAATATTAGTCTTTGTCCAATTTATTTCTATTGTAATGGTAGCAACTTTAAAAGTGCCTCTTATGTAGTAGTATTTTCCTCTTGGCTTTTCCGTAAGCATAGTTTCATTACCTTTCCTAAATCTTCTTGTGTGAAGATTTGTTTATTTCTAATAAAACGATGCAAGGACTCTTCGTTTGGATTTTTCAAACGCATTTCGCCCAACCATCTTTTACATGATCTTTTTGACATTTTCAACTTTATTGCTAAATCTTCATCCGTGTAAAACTCCATTAGTATTTCCCCATTATTATATCTTGATTTTCCTCTTCATTTTTTGCTTCTTCACTAATTTTTCTTCTAAATTCATCTAATTCTTTGCGTTCTTCTTCCGTAGTAATACGTTTAGGATGAAATAAAGCGGAGTTCTCTGGTAATCTTTTCTTTGCTAATTTCTCTTCTATCTCTTTATATTTCTCTTCATCTTTGCGTTGGTGTCCTAAATACAGCATATTACATAATTCATTCGTAGCTAATAAAACATCTTGATAGTCTATAAAAACAACACACCATTGAATAATTTTACGATCATCGTGCAAAACACTAACTCTTTTATTAAAATGATGTACTGTATTGTTATAGGCTTTAGATAAATATTCTTCCATTTTAGGTTTACCTAATATTCTAATACTTCCGTCTCCAAATTCTAATTCCCACAATGGTTTTTCAAATAAACCCGACTTAGGATTATTACCGCCTTCTTCTAATTGTGTTATCTTACTAATTTCTTTACTCACTTATGATCTCCATTTCGCTAATAGGTATTACCCTTAACGCTGTATTATTCTTAGCGATCATACTTTGACACTTCATGGCATTTTCTTTTGATATTTTATAGGTGTGGGGATAGCGTTTATTTCCGTACTTATCTTTGTCTAGTATTTCTACTAATACCCCTTTGTCCGTAAAATTTCTTTCAGCAATTCCAACACTCCCACCATTCTTCCACATAGCAGATTTTATAATTACTTTGTTCATGTTTGATACCTACTCATTTTCATTTCATGTCGCTTATTTACTTCGTCTGTTTGTTCTAAATCATCTAGCTTTTGTTTAGTGATGTAACGAACTTGTGAAATTAAAAACTTCTTATGTATTTTTTTTTTAGTTTTTGTATGTTCAGTAAATTTTTTTTGATTTGCTATAAGCTCTTTTGCTGTAGTTGTATTATGTCCATTGTTTTTTAAACTTTCAAAAATTTGACTTTTAAGGGTAGCCTCTGTGTCTTTTAATGAATCATAAGCTACTTTGTTTTCTGCCCATTCTTCTCCTAGCTTTAATGTATCGTTCATCATTGCAACAGGGTCAAATATGTTACGTTTTTTAAATCTATAAACTTCATCACTCATAAATATTCACTTTCTAATTTATCTGCTATATTTCTAAGATTGATGACTCTGGCTTTAATGTTGTATTCTTTATCGGAATGACATTTATCGTGACAGCTTCGGCATAAACAAATTAAATTTTCGATGTAATTTTTTTGATTATTTTTACTCCCCCCCATTCCACGACTAGATAGGTGGTGTACGTCAGCACCCCATTCGCCACATATTGCACATTGTTCAGTTTGTGCTAATGTTAATTCATCCCACCAAAATTGTCTGTAAACGTCTATATGGTTTTTCACTTGTAAAGTTTATCTCCAATACCCCAAATCATAACAGCGATAAAAATTAATGCTGCTAATTGTAAACCCTCTAAAAAAATCTCAATCATTTTTTGTTAATCATTTTATTTAAAGTTTCATTTGTTTCTGGGGTAACTTTTCCCAAATGATGCAAAACGTTAGAATGAGTTTTATTAATGGAATCAGCTATTTGATAAACTGATTTGTTAAGAACTTTATAAGCAATATTGATATATTCTTTTCTGGCCTTAACAAACTCTGTGCTTTTGTTAATTCCTTCAAGATTTTTAATTTTTATTCCATATTTTTCACAAACTAAAAATTTTAATTTTTTCATGCTTGATATTTTTTCTATATGAAGAGGTTGAGACTCCTTAAAAATAGGATTTTCACATATCTTTTTTAAAATCCTAACCTCTTCCTGTGTAAGTTTTTCTTCCATTAAAAATCTGGTATTTCTTCTTCTTTAGTTACTGATTGTGTATCTGACTTAGGTTTCCAAGTGTTTACTTCCGTGTACCACTTGCCTTCTTTACCAACTTTTACATCAATATTTATCCAATCTTCATCTTTGTTTTGTAATTGCTCTTTGTACCATTGTGTAAATTCATCTTTTTTAATTGATATTTTAAATTTAACAAAATCTACGTTAGATTCTTTTGCAAATAATCCTTTAGCGAATTTTTCTTCCATGTTATCTCCTTAACTTGCTAAGTTTCCGTCATCATCATCACTGGCTAATCCGTATAATGATTGTAATCCATATCTCTTCGCATAACTCACAGAACTTCCCATCTTCTGCGGATTTTCTTTATCATCGCCTTTAACTAAAACAGGCACACGACAAGAAAATTCTTTTTTATCAATATTGTGACGCATGGTTGTTGTTACATAAATATCTTTTGTAACGTCTTCCCACTTTTTTACTGTTTGATTTCCCTCTTTATCAAACTGTGTTGCTTCTTTTTTTACTATCATGTTTTGATAATCAACTGATTGCGTAAATGATAAACCAAACTTAGTTCCATAATTAACAGCATTAATGACACTTGTAAGATCAGAGTATTTACTTTTAAAATGTGGGTTAACTGATTCTTTAATTGCCTTAACATTCATTTCTTGAAACTTTGTCAGTGCTTCTTTTATTGTTTGTATTTCTTCTGGTTTATCTTTCATTTCTTTTTTCTCATCCTTTTCTTTAGTTCTTTATCTTTTTCAAAAGCAGATAAATAAATCTTAAATTGTTTAAATGCTTCTTTTAGATCAGTTTTGTTAAACTCTCTAATCTCATATTCAGAGTTATCTTTTGGAAAACGAGCTACTAAGAATTGATCTATCTCTATCTTGTCATTTTCTTTAACAAGCTGTGCATATGCTGAACCTTGTAAAAGATTATCAACATACACATTAGAAGATGACTTAAAATCAATCAGAATATGTTTTCCATTTTTTTTGACGAGCAAATCTGGTGTGCCTCCGTATTTATATTTACGAGAGGTGTAATGTTTTTCTGTCCAAATAATTTTGGTATTAGACATTAAATTCTTTCCACCATTTCATAAAACCATTAAAACAACTTTGTACTTCGGGGTCATCCGATAATGTAAATTCTTTTTTATTAATTATACATTCTGCGTGATCGTGAAACGTAGTTCCTATATCTTGAACTCGTTTCATTTCTTCCCAATATTTAATACCACTTAATCCTAGTTTATTTGACCATCCAGTTATTGCCCCGCTATCTTTAAAACGAGATATGATAGTCGTTACACTAGGTATTTTTTTATCATCAAGTTTATAAGGTTTAGTTGGCATTGTCTGTTTCTATCAACTCTTCATTTTCTGCTTGTTCTAATTCCCATTCTTTTTTAGGTTGTCTTTGTTCTACCAATGGGCTTGGTAATGGGTAAACTTCCCAACCATATCTTTCTGTTAATATTTTTCCTATCTTGTCCATGTCTGCCTTTCTGGAACAAGAGGGTAGGAAAAACTATTACGGAGGAAACCTACCCTCTCTGTGCCATGTATCATCGACTACAAGAAATTATCCGAATGACAAATCTTGCAATTATTGACCATTTCTAGCCAATACAGGACAAAATATAGATTGAAATTAGTTTGTCAAGTTATTTTGACAATGTAAAGTTATATAGCGATTTGTTCTATTTTATAATCTTCGTCAAATAGGGTGTGTGTAGTTATTCGTGGATAAATAGCATTAAATTCACAATCTTTAATTAATGCAAACTCATTAACCCACATATCTTTGTAAGATACCATTCTTCCATGTTCTTTAAATTTTAAATCGTCTCTGTTTATGTGTTTGCTTTTCCACCATTGAAACACGCAAGAGCCATCTTTATTAAATTCTAATACTTGACCATAATAAAACATATTATTTGCTTTTCTTTGAACAAAACAATCAACATTAATTAATCTTTTTCTTAAATCTTTATCATTAACCCAATCTTTGTGGTCAAAATCAATAAGAGAAAACGCAGGAATTTCATTACCTTTGTAAGCACCCCAAAAAAATGCTTTTTGTGTTGGTTTTAAATACGCATTATTCAAAAAATAAATAACTTCTATTGGTTCATCATAATTTCTAGGCACAAAATGAGATTTATTATAATCAAACTTTTCAATAATTTCTGCTTTGACAATATTATCACTAATAATTTGATTTACTTTAACCTCTAAAACTCTAGCTAGTTCTTGAAGCTGTGAAAACTTTACATCAGTAGTGCCTTTTAAAATTGATGCAATAGTTTGATGAGACATTGAACCATAACCTGTTGGTGCATCAGCAGTAAGCACAGATAATGTTCTGCCTGCTGGGGAATGACCTTTATCTTTAACTAACGCATTTAAATTAATTAAATATTTTTTTTGATTTAACAGTTTCATTTGCATAAAAAACTACCTCAATTCATAAATGTTTACAAACATTTTATTTATAGACACTTTTTTACAATGTAAAGATAATTTGACAATTTTATTTAAAAATATATTTTGTCAAATATTGGATAAGATTTTCCCACTTTTCCAACAATAATTAAATTAGGACTTAGAAAGTTTAACGTGAAATGCCCAAACTGTGATCATAATATGCAAAAAATACCCTTAACAAAGAATATGAAAAGAGTTTTATTGTTTATTACTGATTTTATACAATCCAATTCTTCTGCACCTAGTTTTGAAGAAATTAAAGATGGTGCAGGATTTAAGAATAAATCTGAAGTTGCAAGATACATTATGTGTTTAAAAGATAGAGGATGGTTAACCTATCAACGTTATAAAAAAAGGACAATACGAATTCTATGAATGGCTACATCAAAATAGATAGAAGTATTTTATATCATCCTGCATTACAAAAACGAGGACAAGAGTTTTGTGAGAAGGGTGCATTTATGTGGTTACTATTAGAAGCTAGCTTTATTGATAGAGTGTACCGCATAAAAGATAAAACTATTTTTTTAAAACGTGGTCAATTGTGTTGCTCCTTAACTTACATGGCAGAAGCATGGGGTTGGGATAAATCAAAAGTTCAGCGGTTTTTAGATAAACTAAAAAAATTTTCGACGATTTCAACCGATACACCAAACGATACACCAGCCGATACGCCAGACATCCTTACAATCTGCCATTATGACAAGTATCAAGATACACCAACCGATACGCCAACCGATAACAAACATAATAAAGGATATAATAAAGGAAATAATACTATTGATGAAAAGGCTTTTGAGGAGTGGTGGAAGTCATTTAATTACGTCGGAAAAAATAAAGGTAGTACCGTTAAAGCTAAGACATTTTTTAAAAATACGAAAGACCCTGAATTATTAAAAAAAGTTAAAGATACCTACAATGATTTTTCTGCTTTTCAACAAAGTAAAAGTTTAGGTGTTCCGATGGTAGCAACATGGATTAATCAAAAGCGATGGGAAAATTATACAATGTCTGAACCTGAAAGTGAATTTATTCCAATGAAAAAAGATGATGCTTATTTAAGGTGGGTACCTTGGGTTAAAAAAGGAATGAGAAGTACAGCGATTAGTGATGACATGGTTCACCGAATGAAAGCAGAAAATTTAATCACCGAGGAAGAATTTAAAGCATGGTAAAAAGAAAAAAGAAAAAAGTTGAATTATCTGATTTTGGGTCCAGTCAATTAATTAAAGATGATAAACATAATGTTTTAATTCGTTCTGTAGATAACGCTAAATTTCACGTCGTTTATCCAAGCCAAGGACAACGACACTTACAACGCATCGACGATCACATACTCGTAGTCTACAAACGTAGAAAATTATTAAATCCAATCAACAGAGAAAGTAACGACAAACGATATTTAGCTGGAGCAAGAATTCGAGATTTAGCCGACAGGTCAAACATTCAGGAGAGAGTAACACCAAATTATACTAGCTTCCTAGCTATGGTACATTCAGGGAAAGAAAGTATTACCGTTGATAAAATAGATACCTACCAGCAGTTACATGATGCATTACGTTTTGCTATACAACATCAAAGTATTATTTGGGATTGTTGTGTTAATGATCAATCAGTAGGACGTAAGATAAATAAATTAAGAGAAGGTTTAGATACTCTTATCGAGTATTTTAAAATAAAGTAGGGCCCGAAGGCCCTAGATCACAAAAGATATAATAAAAATAAAACAGCAAGTAAAAGCAACCCAAATTGTAAATTCACAAATTACCTTTATCCAATCTACCATTTAGCAACAGTATATAATGAATGTTCATGTGCTAATTCGTAAGCTACTTGATCTTTAATACTATCTAAAATCTTATACCAATCTTTTTTTGTGCTATCACCTTCACATGATTGATAAGAATAACATTCCATGCTTTTTAATAATTGCCCTTTATTACTTCCATTCATTAATGCATTAGCTTGAGCAATTACTTTATCAATATTTATATCAAAATATAATGTTTCAGCATTAGAATAACGCTGTTTTAAACTATATCTATTCCAATTAATAAGGTCCTGCACAAAAGATTTAGCATCATCTTTTGCTTTATCTTTAAATTGTTCAACACCTTTGTATTCTCTACCATGTCTGCCAGCTAAATTAACAGCTTTTAAAACATCAGCTAATACTCTTTCATCTACTTGATATGCACTCATCGGTTTTCTCCTTTTTGTTTTAGATGGCTCATTATTGAGCCACCTTTTTTAATTTAAACTCAAAAATTTTACCTTCTTCTTGCATACTTTTAAACATTGGATAATTTAATATTGTAGCAATAACTTTTTTTGCTTCTTCATTAGTCCAAGTTTCAAAATTTTCATTTTTAATATTATCTTTGTGTTCACTCCAATGAATTTTATATCTAAAACCATGACGATTAACTTTATAAAAATTTTTTTGATTTTTTTCTTTCATCATAATTAAATATTTATCTTCCATACTAGATTTTAACTTAAATTTATTCATAACACTGTTATAGTATGTAACAATGTTATATGTCAAACAATAATATAAAAAAAGTGAATGTTCTATAAATGTAGGGGTTACAAACGTTGCAGAACTAAGGTAAAACGTTGTTAACACTATAATTACGTTCAAAATTAAGGAAAATATGACACCAGAGATCAAACTTTGGCGGTCAGTAATTATCCAAGCTATTACAGACGCATTAGGGTTATTTTCTGAGGTAAATTACCAAAATCGCAAAATTAGACAGCAAGCCGTTGATTGGATGTCCAGCGAGGACATAAAATTAGTTTCTGACTATGCCGACACGTCAAAAGACTACATTGTGCACTTATACAACAGATTAAGGGCCCAAAGACACTTAAAACTACGAGATACAGAGGATTTACTAAAAAATGCTTTTCTTCGACCCAGACAATTTACAATTTACAGTAATGAGGGAAACAAATGATGAAGAACCAGCGGTTTTGGTCAGAATTGTCGGTTTTGCCAGCCATGACGAAGCAAATCTCTTTTCTAATCAACTTTTAGCCTTACATGGTGAAACGCAGAGTCAAACAGTACATTAGTGGAATGTGGTTTTTTGAAAAAACCCGAGAACAACAACAAGAACATCAAAAATGTCATATCTGTGGAGATATAGGCATCTTTAGTAATGATTACATGCATACATGGTATTGTAGTCAACATATGGACAGTAAATGGAAAAAACAGGACGACCAAGCAAATATTCTGAAGAATTAATTGATAAGATAATGAATGAATTGGCGCATGGAGTCAGTATTAAAAAAGCATTAAAGAAACACGACGTTTACTGGGAGTCATTTAGACAGTGGCTAAACAATCCTGAGTATCCTAATCTTCGTAAGAGATACACTGAAAGCAAAGCAGATGGTATTGAATGGATGATGGCAGAGACGACAGAACTATCCGAGAAAGCATTGGCCGAGTCAAAAGAAGAAAACAAAGCTGGCCGTACAAACAGAGACTATGTAAACATGATGCGACATCACATAAACCTTCAAACCTTCCGAGCAAGCAAGCTAGCACCAAGAGTATATGGTAATAAAGATCAATTAGAAATATCAGGGGTAGATGGTGGAGAGATCAAAGTTAGTTTCGAGAAGTGATTGGTCTGGTTTACTTCAGATGCTTGGATATGCTTCTAAAGTATCGAATAAAGAGAAAAAAGAGATAAAAGTAAGTAAAAAGAGTAATAAAGGTAAAGAGGGTAAGAAGAAGTAATTGGCTGTTATATTGGGTATAATAGGGTGAGATAGGTCTAATAATCCAAAATTGAGGTCTTTTTAGTCTATTAACCTCACGAGAACTTAAAAATCTTAATAAAATTACTTAAATTTGTGAAATAAACTAAGAAATGGCAGTATTTAGCCAGTTAGATGGGATAAATAATCCTATTTGGTATAAAAACCCCAGAAAACCTAGGAAATTAAGGTGGCACCCCTTTTTTTTTTACAAAAACTTTTACCCAAGCCATTTAAACACTTTGCAGAGTCCATTCGAGGACCTTTTTTTTTACAGGAGATATATGAGCACTAAAGTATGGGATAAGCCTAGGCCTAAAAACCTTGGGAAACCTAAAACAAATAAAAATAAAAAAAATTATGCATCAGTTAAAGCACAGGCTGATAAAAAATTCGGTACTGGTACCTCGTTGGTAAAAAACATGTGGATTAGCAAGAAGTTATCATAATGGGTACAGGCATGAAGCATTATACCAAGGATGGTAAAGTATTTAACGGCAATTTTCATAAAATGCCAAACGGAAAACTACATACGGGCAAAATACATACAGCTTCTAGTAAACCGTTATTTCATTTAAAAGAATTACCAAAAAAAATTCAAAAAAAAATTACATAAGAATTTTCTTCCCGTAGAAAGTTATTTTTGCCTACTTATACTATTCCGTACAAACCAAGGAAACATCAAGCACAGTTACATCGTAAACTAAAGCGCTTTAACGTTATCCCAGCACATAGAAGATTTGGAAAATCCTACTTTTGTTTGGCAGAGACATTAAAGAAGTGTTTTGAGTGCCAGCTTCCAAACCCTCGGTATTATATAATATCGGCTACGTATTCTCAGGTAAAAAAAATACATTGGGATACGCTAAAATTTTTAACAAAAAATATTAAGGGAACTACGTATCACGAGACAGAACTTCGTTGTGATATGGTAGGGGGGAGAAGAATACAACTATTAGGGGCCGACGGAAATAGCGTTGACTCTATTCGTGGAATTTTTGCGGACGGTGTTATTCTTGATGAGTGTCAGTTACTCCATAAAGATTTATTAAATAAGGTCTTACGGCCAGCTTTAGTCGATAGACACCAGATGGATAAAAAATCGGGATGGCTAATCGCCATCGGGACCCCTTCGGGGCATAATTTTTTTTATGACCTTTATATGAATAATAAAGGCCATAAAGATTGGTTTGTTAAAAAGTACACCGTAGAAGATACAAAAATAATACCAAAAGACGAGTTGGACAATCTAAAGAATATGATGTCCCCTGAAGAATATGATACCGAGTTTATGGTAGATTTTGACGCTGGAGTCGTTGGCGGTATTTACACAAAATCAATGCAGATGGTGGAGAATGAAAATAGAATTACTAATGTTCCTCACATCGCAGAGTTACCCGTTACCACATTTTCCGATATTGGATTTCGTGATGCTTTTAGCATTGTTTTTATTCAGAAGGTAGGTTCGGCTATACATGTTATTGATCATTTAGAAGGGTCAGGAGAAAGTTTAGAATACTACGCCAATAGATTAAAAGAACTACCCTATACATATGATAACCACTTCGCTGGGCATGACATAGTGGTTACAGAGTTAGGGTCAGGAAAAAGCAGGCAGGAGATAGCATCTAATTTAGGATGGTTTATACAACCTGTTCCCAAACTTAAAATAGAGGACGGCATAAACTCTTTACGGATGTCCTTAAAACGATGTTATTTTAATAAAGACAAAACAGACTACCTCATTAATTGTTTAAAACAATACCGATGGAAGAAAAACCAACTAGGAGAACAAACGTCAACACCTCATCACGGACCTGAAAGTAATTCATGTGATGCAATGAGGTATATGAGTATAGGCTTGAACGAGTCAAGCGATTGGTCCAGTAAACTTAATTACGGGCCTTCTGGGATAGTTTAGAAACCTTTTTTTCTAAAAAGGCAATACGTTTATCTTTTTCGACAATTTGTTCTTTGAGTCCAAGACCCCAAGCCAACTGGTTATTCACGGGCCTACGGCCATTGAAATAATTACCGACGGCTGTTCGGGTAATACCGACTTCCTTCGCCAGCTTCCCTTGGGATATACCAAGAAATTTTAGTAATTTTCTAAATTGAA